AGGGATTGTGGGCAATCGAGGATTGCCATAACGGCCCGCAGATCGAGCGGCTTAACCAGCAGATCCGTACGATGTTTGGCGCGGACGCGTGCTGGAACGTGGATCGCCTGTTTCGCGTGCCCGGCTCGGTCAATCACCCGAGCGCCGCCAAAATCGCACGTGGTCGCAAGCAGACCATGGCCAGTATCGCAATGGCGCATACGGGCGAGGTCTACGAGATGGAGCAGCTCGCTGCCTTCTTCCCAGAGCCCGAGATGCCAACCGAAGCCGTGCAGCGGGTCGCCGCCACCGTGGGCGCGGTCGAATATCTGACTGCGGATGATCTGGGGCTAACCCCGTTCAATCCGGTGCGGCTGGCGATCGAGAAGCCCAAGGGAAGCGACCGGTCGCAGCAGGTATACCACGCAGCCTGCGCCATGGCGCGCGAGGGCTACAGCGATGCTCAGATGGCCGGCCTGCTACTCAACCCTGAGAACAAGATCAGCGCCCATCTACTAGACCAGTCAGACCCGCGCAGAGCATGCGAGCGCGCGATCGGTGCGGCGCGTGGTGAGGAGCCGGAGCCCTTGCCCATTGAGGCAGCCAGTGCGCTGGTGCCAGCAGAGCCGCGAGAGATGCGTATTGATACCCATACGCCAGACAAACCCGTATGGCTCGATGGCCTTAGCGGCCCTATGCGGCTCATGGTCGAGACGATCAACGCCTATGCCCCCAGCCCACGTCCTGAGCTGGCGTTGGGTGCTGCCATCGCGCTATTCGCTACCGCGGCGGGGCGGCGCTATCAGTCGGTATCGGGGATCATGACCAACACCTATCTGGTGGGGCTCATGTCTTCGGGTTCGGGCAAGGACTTCCCGCTGCGCTCGGTCGGTACGGTGCTTTCCTATGCAGGCCAAGCCGATTGGGTAGGCGGTCGTATTGTATCGGCGACGGGCATTCGTGCAGCGTTGGAGAAGCAGCCCAACTTGTTCGTGCCGATTGATGAGATGGGCAAGCTCATCCAGGCGATGAACAATCCCAAGGGCAATCTGCGGGAAGCTGTCTCGATGCTGCTGGAGCTGTACAGCGAGAGCCAATCGTTCACCAAGGGCGGTATGTATGCCAACACGGGCGACCGGCCCACGGTGCTGATCCACAACCCCTGCATGAGCTTCCTGGGTGTTGCTACGCCCACCAGCTTCTGGCAGGGGCTGACCAGCGAGAGCGTGACCGATGGCTTCCTGCCGCGCATGATTCTGCTTTCCGACAACACGCCCGATAGCAAGGCCCGGCGGGACATGCGCAAGGCGGTGTGGCCCGATAGCCTGATTGATGCCGTAAAGGCGGTCACAGCGGGCGCAGAGGGGCATATCACGTTTCCCATGGGCGAGGGGCCATCGGTGCAGCCCAAGCCGTTCGTGGTCAACTATGCCGATGCCGCGGCCAAGGATCGCTGGTGGTCGATGAAAGATGAGGAGTACGATTACCGCCAGCAGCTGCCCGAGCACCAGCACGCATTTGCCAACCGGCTGGCCGAGAACGGCACCAAGCTGGCGCTGGTACGGGCGATCAGCGATAATCCCCGGCACCCGGTCATGCGTACCGAGGATATCGAATGGGGGCATGCTATCGCCAAGCGGTCGGTCGAATTGTTCCTCGCCGAGACCAGTAAGAACCTTGCCGAGAACGATTACCATGCAGCAGCCAAGAAGGTGCAGGCGGCTATCGCAGGGGCGGGCGATGAGGGTATCTCACACAGCGATCTTGCCCGGCGTTGTGCCCATATCAAGGGGCGTGAGCGCGAGGAGATCGTGACGGATCTGGAGGCCCAAGGGGTCATCGTGATCGACAAGGTGGCGACGAGTGGGAGGCCGAAAATTATTTATCGTCTGGTGTGATTTTGTGCTTGACCGGGCGAGTGCGGCATGGCACTCATTGCTCACACCGGCATCAAGCCGAGAGGAGAAGTGGGATGGAGCAAGGTACCGTTAAAATCGTGTCAAACACCGAGCGAGGCTGGTTCATTGACGTGGCTATCACCGGACGCAATTACCCTATGGTCACGCTCGAAGTGCCATCCGGCGACGCATTTAAGCCCGGCGATTCGGTCATCATCACTGTGCGTAAAGCCACGGCATGACCCCCCTCCCCACCCAGGTCGCCGACCTCGAAGCCCGCTACGCCGCGTTCAACTACCCCGCTTCGGCGGGGTTTTTGTTTGTTACGACAGCGTAAAATACCGACCGGTATGAAACGACATCGTAACGATCGGCGAGCGGATATGCGATGCGATAAGGTGTGAAAAGGTGCGAAAAGATTGTGAAAAGGGTCGAGCCAAAAATGGCGTAAAACCGCCGATATATAGTATACGATTGATTATAATACCTATATATATACCCTTATTACATATTACATAGATACTGTGTGTGTGAGTGGTGGTGGTACCGCGCGCGGTACTTTACACCATATAACTGCGAAAAGATTTAAGTGCGGTAAGTGCGATAAGGGGTTGCGGCATGGGCACGGTTGTGGCATGCCGGTCCGGCTAACAGCAGGAGGTTGAGATGGGTAAGGGTTCGTTCGAGGTTGGTGATCGTGTGCGCTCACCTGCATACCCGGATTTTGGCATCATGACGCTCACGGGTTACAATTTTGGCACCTGGGACGGAGATGGCGACAACGGCAAGATGGGTGCGTTCGATGCTAGCGATCTGGAGAAGGTTGGCGAGGAAAGCGAACTCGCCACCCTCCGCGCCTTCAAGGAGCAGGCTATCGCGCGCTACCCAGATCTGGCGCCATCCGAGCCCGAGACTGACGAACACGCCGCAATTAGGCTTGGCCAGGAATACTGGGACGACAAGCACAAGGAGGCGCATGACCTAGCCTCCGCCGCAATCGCATGGGCACGCGCAAACCCCCGGTAGGCTTGCATCGCGCATCGGTATACGCTATGATGCACGGCATGGGCGATGAACACCATGCCGTGCTGATGCGCAATCTCGATGAGGACGAGCGCAACGAGTTGATCGCTCACGCCAAGAACGTGATCGATGCCCGCGATAAGTTCGAATACCGCATGGCGCTTGCTTCGGGCGCGTTCGAGTTCCTGCCGCCCATGCTCGATGGTGATGATTGATGCGTAAGGGCGGCGTGCTGCGACCAAGGCCCAGCGATTTCTGGACCACGTACGTCGAGGTTGGTCGGGTTGGGTGTATCGAGCACTACCGCACGCACCGCACGGTGGTCGAGCGCTGGGCCGATGAAGTGGGCAAGGTTGAGCTACGCAAGGCGAGGGCTGATTATGTTGCAGAGCAGAAGCAGCGCGCCAAGCCACAGGAGCGAGAGGTTTGCCACGTTGCTGCGCAGGATTTCGACCCCGATGAGTGTTCGGCCGCATGCCAGTACCTGCGTGAGAACCGCAATGGTGGATGGCGTGTTGGAGCGCGCGAGGACGGGCGGTACTTCGTGGGAACGGCTGTGATGGGCGGCGCGGAGGTAATCGAGCGGGCCAAGTCCAAGGGTATGGACGAATGGTATGTCGAGGCCGATATGTTCAAGCGGCTTGATATGCATGTGGGTGTTGATGAGTGGGTTCTTGAGAAGGAGGTAGTGTGATGACCTATACGGTGGGCCCGCTCACTATGGGCGCGGTGTTTATCCCCAATAGCATCGAGAACGTTTCTGATTGGCAGACGGTGCTGGATGCCATGGAATGCGCTCTTGAAGATATCCTTGCTGAGCATGAAAAAGGCTTTGAGCAGATTAAGAATGCTGTTTTATCCATTACCCATGCAGTTCGACAGGAGACCGTGTGATGCAGTTTTATGACGAGTTCGGCGCTTACGTCGATGATGCGGTCGCATGGTATAAGCGGCGTTCGGTGTGGGCTGCTGGCGGCGTTGGTGTCGCGGTGGGTCTGGTGCTTAGTTACATTTTTTAACCGCAGAAAAGCAGGATGCCAAAGCAAGAACCTGAGATCAAGCGACCGCGCGGCCGGCCCAAGGGCGTAACGGCCAAGGTGCTGGGCCGCACGCAGACGCTGCGTGAGATGGCCCAGGTGTATGCGCCTGAGGCCATCAACGTGCTTGCTCGCATTGCCATGGATGATAACACGCCGCCTGCTGCTCGGGTCAGTGCGGTCAATACTCTGCTGGACCGAGGCTATGGCAAGCCGGTTCAGGCCATCGAGCACAGCGGCCCCGATGGCAAGCCGATCGAGACCCGCGATATGACCAACGCACCCCCCGAGGTGCTGGAGTGGCTGGCTGGGCAGGATACGGAAGAGAGGACCGTGCAGTGAACTACGAGCACGCTTGGACGCTGCTACAGGACCGGCTGATAGCGTGCTACAGGCGCTGCGATGACTGCACCGACCCCGAGGAAGCCGAGTACGCCGAGGACGTGCAGACGGCGATCGGGCAGGTGCTCGGCATGATGGATGAGATTGAGGAAGAGGGGTTTGTGCGGGTTGCGCATTGCATCTGACGGTGGTATGGTGTGAACGGGGTTTCCGGCGCGACGTGCCGGACTAAGTAGCTTGTAGCTGGCCCCTGGAGGATTTGAAAATGAAATCGGATGAGGAACTGCTTGCTGATGCCGTGAGGTGTGCAAGGGCAAGGAGGGGTGGCGCTGGTGCTCCTAGGTGGGGATCCGTTATGGACACCTTTGCATGCGGATCAACAGTAGCTAAAGATCTTTGCATTAGATTTGGCTTCGATCCTTATAAAACGGCTAAAGAGCAGCCTTGGCCTGAATGACCCTAACCCAAGCCACCATCCTAGCAGCACGTGAAGAACTGGCCCGGCGCAAGCTGGGTCGTTCCACGCCTAAGCTAATTCCAGTTCTGGAAGCGAAGAAGCGATATAAGGCGGCGCACGGTGGGAGAGGCTCATCTAAATCACACTTCTTCGCTGAGATGCTTGTGCTGCGCATGTTGCAGAATCCTGCATGGTCGATCGTGTGCGTTCGCGAAATCCAGAAGTCTCTAGCTCTTTCTGCCAAGAAGCTGGTAGAAAACAAGATTGAGTCGTTTCGTCTAGGCCATCTGTTTGAGGTTCAGCAGTCAGTAATCAAGCGCAGGGGCGGCAACGGGCTGTGCACGTTTGCTGGCCTACAGGATCACACAGCGGACTCTATCAAATCGCTGGAGGGATTTGACGCGGCTTGGATAGAGGAAGCTCAATCGATCAGTAAGCGCAGCTTAGAGCTGTTGCGTCCGACCATACGTAAGGACGGAAGCGAGATATGGGCCAGCTGGAATAGGCGCATGCGCAGCGATCCTATTGACCAGCTTCTATGCAGTCGTAGCGGGGAGCGTGAAGACTCGATTGTTGTTCATGTCAACTACATGGACAACCCGCTGCTTCCCGACACTCTGCGCAAGGAGGCCGAGGATGCGAAAGTCAATGATCCGGACAACTACCCCCATGTCTGGCTTGGCGCCTACGAAGACGCGGGATCGAAGGTCGTCATCCCGCCGCTCTGGGTCGAATCCGCTATCGGTCTGGCGAAACGGCTCGGAATCGAGGTCACGGGCAAAACATATTCGGCTCTGGACGTTGCTGGTGCTGAGGAGGGTGGAGACCAAAATGCACAGGCTTTGCGTAAGGGTATCGAGCTACGATTTCTCGACACTTGGAACGGGCTTGACACTGCGCTGACCACGGCTCGTGCTGTCAAGAACATGGTAGAGCACGAGTGCACCGAGGGCTATTACGATAGCGTCGGCGTAGGCGAGGGCGTGACAGGCGAGTGGGCTGCGATGGGCCGGCGCGGTGAGTGCCCTCGGCGCATGGACATGATAGCCTGGAATGGCGGCTCAGGCGTGCTCAACCCGGATCAGCGTATCGAGCCGATGAACCCGCATAGCCCGCTCAACAAGGATCAATACCATAACCTCAAGGCGCAGGCTTGGTTTGCCATGCGCAAGCGGTTTGAGAACGCCCACAAGGCTCATCTAGGCCGCGAGTACGATCCCGATATGCTGATCAGCCTGCCAGCCGATCTGCCGCACCTAGCGCAGCTACAGGACGAGCTATCGCAGCCGCAGCAGAAGCCCAGCGCAACGGGCAAGGTGATGGTCGATAAGCAGCCCGATGGGGCGAAATCGCCCAACCTCGCCGATAGTGTGGTCATGGCGTTCTGGCCGGCGCGGTTGAGCACGTACAATATTGACGCTTGGGGGTGATGGGTGTAGGGTGTGAGGTGGAGGTGTGATATGTCGTTTATGGATTTTATTACAGGACGGTATCGCGATTTGGATTGCGACCATAATAAGGTGCCAGAAGCTGCCCCGCGTCCCGAAAAGACCGTGGTATTCCTACGAAGCATGAAGACGCCAGCAAAGCATTGGGAACAAGAGGTGAAATACGATGCGTGGGGTACGCCATATGTACCCAGAGGAATAAAGTATGGAGGCGTTGGGGCATCGGATAAAACGCTTTACCAGGATGGAAGTACTAGTGATACGTGGCTTTATGGAACAGAATGGCGCCATAAAAGCGGTCCACCTGTAATGTGGACGCCCAAGCCGACAAGCCCTTTCGCATAGCGCTGCCCACCCCTAGCCCTAACCGGCTAGGGGTTTTTCGTGCTACCGTGCGGCCATGCTAGACGGTTGACAGCATTCATGTTTTAGAGTATAAGCGGGGCGCAAGCCGTTCTACCAGCTTGCGCCCCTAATCATATGCAAGGATGATTTGCACGTGACTGAATATATTTTACCATCACCAGATGAGATGCGTCAACTGCTGCGATACGACCCACAAACAGGCAAACTTTGGTGGCTGCCGCGCGATGTAGAGTGGTTTAGGCTTAACGAGAGGATGGAAAGCGAGAGGGGTGCATACCCCGCTGAACGTCTATGGCAAAGGTGGACAGCGCGCCATGAAGGAAAAGAGGCGTTTTACGACTAACAGCAGAGGATATATGATCGGCTCTGTTCGCGGTCGTCACATACCTGCACAAAGGGCGGCGTTTGCCATTATGGAGGGTAGGTGGCCCGAGATTGTCGATCATATAGACGGCAACCCCAGCAACAACGTTTGGGCCAACCTTCGAGAGGTGACGCACGCTGAAAACATGCTGAATATGAAAAAGCACGTCACTAACACCAGCGGCGTCGTCGGTGTGTCGTGGTCAAAATCCAACGATAAATGGGCAGCATATATCTGGCAAGGCAACAGGAAGATCGGCCTGGGGACTCACGCCAGCAAGGAAGAGGCCATACGCGCTAGGCAAGAGGCGGAAATCAGGCTAGGGTATCACGTTAATCACGGTAAGCGATAAGCTGAGGGCCAACCCATTGACCGATATTTCAACCTACTCACTGGCCGATGGGTTGGCTAATATAATGAGCGGCGCGGGCACGACCGTCGATAAGCGCATGCACCAGTTCTACGCTACTCGCCCGCTCGACTGGCAGCAAATCGATGCGATGTACCGCAGCAGCTGGACCGCGCGCAAGATCGTGGATCTGCCCGCCGCTGAGATGACCCGCCCTAAGCGTGATTGGCAGGCCGAGAATACCGATATCGGCCCACTGGAGGAGCTGGAACGCAAGGTGCGTCTGTGGGCCAAGCTGGAGGAGGCTCTGCGCCTTGGCCGGCTCGGTGGCGGCGTGATGGTGATCGGGGTAAAGCAGGGCGACCCTAGCCAGCCGCTGCGCGTCGAGGCGCTGGGCGCGAACAGCCTGCAATACCTGCATGTCATGGCCCGCAGCGAGATTAATGCGGGCGAGATCGACATGGACCCGGCGTCCGATAATTTCGGGTGCCCGCTCTACTATGAGATCATGTCGAACGATCGGTTCGTGCGCATCCACCCGAGCCGGGTTATTCCATTCACGGGCGAGTACGTAGCACGGGCGTACAGCAACCGCACCGACAGCTTCTGGGGTGTGAGCATACTGGAGATCGTGCGTGATGCGATCCAGAACGCCGATAGCGCGCAGAACGGCTTTGCCACGCTGATCGAGGAAGCCAGCGTCGATGTGATCGGCGTGCCGGATCTGACGAACTTTGCCATGAACCCGGATTACGAGCGGCGTTTCCTCAACCGCTTGACGCTGGCCAATACGGCGAAGTCAACCCATCGCATGCTGATCCGCGACTCGCTGGAGACGTTCGAGCAGCACGACAAGAACTTCGCCAACATGCCAGAGGTGATGATGGCATACCTCGCGATCGTGGCGGGGGCCTGCTCGATGCCTGCTACCGTCCTGCTCGGCAAGAGCCCCGATGGCATGAAC